ATCCGATCTACCAATCCCATGATCAACGATAGCGCCGCCGCCCCTGCTACGCCCATCGCTACCGGCCCAAAACCGGCCGCGCCCGAAGCGGCCGCAGTGTAAGCCGATACCGCGCGGGCGATAACTTCCTTACGTACCGCGTCGATCAATAGGTTGGTAGTTTGCTTAATGGCTTCGACGGTACCGCTAAAGAGCGCTTGGCCGAAGTTATCGGCTTCGGCCGCCGCCCCTCTGAAGACGTCCATAACGCTAGTAAGCCCCGCTACTAGTTCGCCGGTATCTTCTACGGCTTCGCTTACGGTTTCTTTAATAGCTTCGCCCGTGGCTTCGGCGGCCGCCTGGATTTGTTCGAATGGTTGGTTAAGCCCGACGGTAGCAGTACCTAGCGCTTGGATTGCGATCTTAGACTTTTCGCCGATCTCACGTTGGATCGTCGTCGATACCTTACCTACGGTAAACTCTAGCTTATCTTGTTCGTCTAATATTGTCGTAATTGCGTTCTTACTTTCGTCGGCCGACTCGATAAACGCCATAGATAGACCGTCTACCGCGCGTATCGCGCCGCCCATCCCTTCTTTTACCGCCTTCGGTACCAAGGGTAACGACTGTATTAGCCCGTTCGCCTTGATCAATAGCTCCGAAATGCCGAATAGGATAGCGCCAATAACGCCGTTAACGCCTACTTTTAGCGTTTCCCAAGCGACTTGGAAGAAAGTAACGATCCGGGTAGCGTAGACGATAGACTTACTAACCGAGTTAACGACGACGTTAGCCACGTCTTCGAAGAATTCGACTAGGCCGATCGCTAACATTTGTTGATTAGCTACTAAGAATTCGCGCGCCGAAGTTATTAGCGGTTCGAATTGTTCGGTAACCGCGATAAATGCGTTAAGTAATACGTCGCCGATTCGCGCCGATAGCGCGTTTACTTCGTTCGCTTGGCGCTTAAAGGCTACGCTTAGCGCGTCGTTTTCGGTTCGAAACTCTAACGCCTTTTCTACGAAACCCATCATAGCATCGCGGGCCGTAAGGATTAGATCCTTGGTAGCCATGAGACCGGTAGCCGCTTGGCTAAAAGTCTCTAGCGCCTTACCGCCGACCGATCCAAACTTGCTAACGATACCCGAAACCTTCGAAGCGGTTTTACCTACTTCGTTGATCTTGGGGGATGCTTCGTCTTTTGCGGTTAAGGTAACCGCTACATTCATATCAGCCATTAACGCCGCCTCTTACTTTCGCGCTTATAGTCGGCTTCGGCCTTCGCGGCCCTTCGCCGTTGTTCGCCGTGCGTCGCGTCCTTAATGATTCGAAACGCCTCGTAAACGTAAGCGGGTTCGCGTAGTAGATTATCAGATCCAAAGGGGAAGATCCCGAAGTCTTCGTAGTCGCGGTACCACTGTAAGACCAATCGTGTATCGAAGTCGATTTGGCTCCAAGGGCATTGACGAAGATCGGGATCAAACTCGAAAGCGAGCGCCGCGACGTCGGTACCCTCGCAACCCCGCGCCGGGCGTTTCCAATCTTGATCCGCATATTCGGCCCCCTTGCATCTGGAGCACCCCCACTCCAACGCCTTATCGTTACTCGCTAAGAACCTTACCGCGAAACTTAGCTTTTTTTTAGCCCTTCGCTTAACGTAGATCGCTCGGTAAGCGCGCTATAGAGTTCGTCGATAAACCCTTGTTCGCTTTTCTCGATAACGTCGGTACCGTTAACGATTGGTTCGTCTAAGATATCTACGCAATTCGTAACGCTTATGATCCGCTTTTCGATAATATCTAAGATAGTGGCTTGGGCTTTCTTAAGATCGACCTTACCGCCGTTACCTAAACTACCCATCATAACTTTACGAAGTTCGCCGCCGGTCATAGGCGCAAGTGTTACCACCATTTGATCGGCTTCGTCTCTATCGCGGTTACCGCCCCAAGACGGTACGTAGTCGCGTGTTTTCATGTGATCCCCTTAATTGCTTACTTAAACTTAACGGTTAGTTCCTCTTCGCCCGAAGACGAAGCGAGCGCTCTAAATGTCATAGGTATAACTACTTCGTCGCTTTGTGGTGTATCGACCGCCGCTACGTCGAATTCGGCTTTAGGGATCGTAATCTCTACGGTAGATCCCGCCACGTTTCCACATTCGACTACGATACGTTCGTTACCGTGATTAAGGCGCTTAGGGATCTCAATTGCGAGATCTCGCCTACATCGAACGCTAAGCGATCCGGTTACGTCGCGAAAGCCGGGTACGTAGTCGGTTAAAACTTGCGTAAAGCTTTCGTCGTTAATCGGCTTATTATTGTTAGCTACGGTAACTTCGAAAGTCGTAATAGGGATTGTAGTTTGATTCGGCGCGGTACCGAACTTAAGAAAGCCCAAGATACCAGCGATCGGCGAACCGTTTACGGTTTCGGCCGGTACGTAAGGTACGACCGCATCGCCCGACGTAAAGCCCGCCGGTACGCTAGCCGTCATAGTTACCGTATCGGTCGAAGTGTTTACCGATTGGACTTCCAGATCTACGTTACTAATATCGGTACCGATCTTAAGGATCGACCCGGGCCGGAAGTTTGCGGCTTCGCCAGTTTGAACCGTAAACGTGTCGCCGGTTCCGGTACCCGCTACCGTAGCCGTCGAATTGGTCGTAGGATCTTCGGGGCTGGTAGTCGTCGGGATATAGGTAGAGGCTTCGCCGTCGAAGGTGATCTTAGGCTCTTCGCCGCCCGCTACGCTAATCGTCATACTGTTAACGTAGGCCCCGCTTACGGCTTCCATAAAAGTATCGTTAAAGAATTGGACTAGGCTAAACGATCCCAAGTCTTGGCCCGCGCTTAGGCTATAGGTTACGTCGGATCCTGTAATCGCTGGGCTACCGCCCATAGCGCCTTCAATTAGTGGCCCTAGATCCGGTTCGGCTCCGGCCGCGTTCGGGATTAGGTAAGCTTCGACGCTAAAGGTTACCGATTCTTTACCCGTGATAAGTTCGACGTGCGACCGGGTAGCCCGCGAATCTTCGCGCGGCCTACGCTCGATAGCCGGGGTAAAGGTCGCGTTAAGAACCTTAGCCGCATCGTCGGCCTCGGGTTTAACGAAAGTACCGTAGGTAGTTTCGGCGTTAATGTAGAATTTACGGTTACGCCCTAATGCGTGTAATTGAGAAGTTCCCATTCTAGGCCCCCTTACGTAGAACTAGTCGATCGTTCATATACGATCGATAAAGTGGTTAATACAGATCCATCGCCGCGACCGTCGGGATCGCCTTCGTCCGTTTGGAATTGTCCCATCTTCGTATTGATCGCATTCGTACCGCGCGTCGGATCTAGGTTTACGGCCGCTATAATATCGTCGATCAAATTGTTTAGCTTCGTCGATCTATCGTTTTGAGACTGGCCCGAAACGTGGCCAATAATACGAACCGTAAGCGTACACCGAATATGGTTAAAGGGTAGGTACTCTACGGTTTCTAGTTCGGGTACGTAGCCTAAGAATGGGCGTTCGCCGGTCTTAACGTCGGCGTAGCCACGGGCTAAGGCTTGGACCTTGGTAACGTCGGTTTTGTAGCCGTTGGCCGTTGTTATCGTGTTTAAGACGGTTCCGATATTATCCAAGATCAACTTACGCGCCGGGGTTGCCATTATTCGCCCCCTTCGTCTATTTCATTCGCTAACATTTCCATAAGTTCGGCGTAGCGAGTTTCGAAGACTTCGTAGATATCGGGGATCGCTTGGTTAGTACCGATCTTAATATAGTCGGTTCGCGGTATCGTTACCGATTGCGCCAAGTAATACGCTACGTTCGTTTTCATATCGGGGTTACTGCTATCGCGTAGAACCTTACCGGTTCGGTAAAGTTCGCCCTTCGGTATATCGCGCGGCCACGGGGCCGGATTAGTTCCACCGTGTCGGCTAAAGAATCGGCTATTCTTTCGGTTAGGGATCGCTAAGTGCGCGTTACCGCCGCGACTCGAAACGATTTCGCCGCCCGTATCGTGGATCATCATATATACGACGTCGGATCCTACGTTAATACTAAATACTTCGCCTTGGGTAACTTCGCCGAAAGTCGTTATGCGTTCTTCTAAGTTACCGGTACCGTCGGTTTTATTAAGGCGTTGTTCGGCCGAAAGTACTAAATGCGAAACCAAGGCTTCGCCGCCCGCCGCGATAGACGCGGCCCTTACTAAACCCTCTTGATCGGCGAAGGCTTTAGCGAAGTCTTGAATACCCGATCCCATGGTTGCGTTAAAACTTGCCACGGATCTAGCTTTCGTTGTTATCGAATTGGTTAAGCCTAAACGGGGTAAGCGGCGCGTCGCTATCGTTTCTAAAGGCTTCCTTACCCGAGATAGAACCGCCGCCGAAGTAGACGCCCGTAGAACCTTGGGCCGCTTCGCTTCGAAGGTCGTTTAGTAGTTGGCGGTAGTGCATGGTTTTCTGCGAACGCGGGCCGCCTAGCCCTAGCGCTTGCCTATCGATTTCGCGCGCAAACTTCGCCAAGATACCTTCGACCGCATCGATAGCCGCCAAGATAACGCTAGGCCGAATACTAAGTAGGGTATCCAAAGTTTCGTTACTTAGTAGTTGTTCCTCGGTATCTATGTCGCCAATTCGGAATCGCAACTTGTCGCGATCCGTGGGTAGCGTATCGTCATAGCTCCAACTCATCTTTACGCCCCCGCTTGGCTTTCGCTCTTAAAGAACGAATAAGGTACTTATCGGGTACCTCGATTAGATCCCCGCATTTAATAAGCCGATCTTTGTTCGGCCAATCGTGGGCGTCGGGGATGGGCGTCCAAGGATCAACCCACCCCGACGATAGCCGAAGCCTTTTCCCACTAAAGATCATTAGCTAACGATACCAGTAAAGAACGCGCCCAACTCTTGGCTAACCACCTTAAAGTCAAAGAACGCTTGAACCTGGATAACTTGGCTACTGATGCTTTCGTCGCGGTACTTACGTACGCGCAACCCTTGGCCGTTAGTACCGGCGATAGAGTTAAACGCGAAGTGGTAACCGGCGGTTGGAGTCATAAGACCCGGGGCCGGGGCCGCGAAGTACATAGCCGCATCTTTTGGATTAAAGATGTAGTCGGTATTCTCGGTACCGCCTTCTAGGCCGGTATTCTTAAGCGCCGAAGGTACTACGACCTTACCGACGTTAAGGATCGACGCTAGGAGATCTAGGGTAACGATACCAAGTTGGCTACCTTGGATACGGGTAAGGAAGTCGCTGTTAGTTTGTAGCGCCGTCCATACGTCATAACCCAAGACGACGACGTTAGGCCGTCGGCCGGTCTTACTTTCTACCGAAGCTAGTTCGCGTAGCAAGTCGAAA